GAGTTCAGACGTGTGCTCTTCCGATCTGCCATGATGGTCGGACATACATCTGTCTTCTTTGCTTCTGGCGGTAAGGGGGGGTAATCATGTGTTTGAGAATTACAGTTTCTTGCATATGATCATCCTCTTTGCGTGTTTTGCCTCTGATGCATCGATGCACGGAGATGGATACAACGGATCGTACATGGATGTACTTTGGTGACCTCTTTCACTTGTGTACCCTATATGCCTTATAGACTCCGCTGCTCTCTCTCTCTCTCACGGATACACCTCTTTCAGCAGCACGAACGCAATTTGCTATATCTATGTGCCGTGTCTTATAAGTAGAGAAATCGATGGTTCATTCCCCCGGTCGAACCTTTCCATCCATGACAAGGTTATCTACAAGAGTTTTAGCTCTGTCACCATTCACGTAATATCTTTCCTCTACCTCTTCATCTAAATAGTCCTTCATTACCTTTGTAAGAGGAATCGGTTCCGGGAATTTAAACTCTCCACCTCCGAGGATGCTTAACGCAAAACATCTATTTCGACTCTGTGCGACACCGTAATTCATAGCGTTCAGATCCTGCCAATATGTCTGATATCCTTTACTCTCAAGGAAGTCGAGCCAGTTCTGAAAATCAGACATGTTCTTTTTGCTATGCACCTGGGGTACATTCTCCATGAGAAGAATCTGTGGAAGTTCTTCCACCTCGTTGAGAAGTCTTTCTACTTCCCAGAGGAGACCAGAACGGGTACCGCTGCCTTTTGTCATTCCTTTTCCATGTCCTGCTACGGACAAATCCTGGCAAGGGAATGAGTACGTTACGATATATTCGTATGTGTCTGTATCAACGATTCCCAAATCTTCACCGTGAATCTTTGTGATATCCATTGTTGGAAAGTTTGTTCCGTGAATTGCGTTATAGGATGCAACTGGATATTTATCGAATTCCACTACTCGATAGTGTTCGAAGTTTGCTCCGATATCTCGGAGTGCCATTGCCTGTGATCCAACTCCTGCGAATAACTCGATGAGTCGAATCGGTTTTGTAATCTTGTACATTTACTCTCCTATCTCACATCCGAGCTTTCGGTATGTGGTGCATCGCTTCTTGAATGCCTTTACGGTATTTGTCATAGGATCCACATAGTCATATGCGATGGGATCCTCTTTTCCTTCACAGGTTCTCGCTACCCTGCCAATGCTCTGCGTAATGACCGCATAATCCTTTTGGGGAGTCGCAAGATATAGACGATCAAGTCTCGGTATATCGAGACCCTCTTTTGCAAGTGAGTACGTTGCGAATAGGTATCTCTTCTTTCCACTTCTCATATCCTCCAAAGCGTATTCACGCTCCAACTTTCCTTTCTTCGATGTCATCTTTCCATTGATGAACACCGCATATTTCATCAGATCATCCGGCAGCATACTCATGAGACTCACCAGGTGTTCCAATCTATCTGACAGAATCAGATTGGAGTGATCGCAGTTCTCTATGAGATCCTGGAGAATGATTTCGTTTCTGTCCTGATTTTGTCCCAGATAGGTAATCATCTTTGAATAGACGATCGTGCCATCTGTATCCAGAAATTCACGACTCATTCCAATACCGGTTCCTCTCGGCACCACCGTTACTTTCATAACTCTTCCTGCTACCGCTTCATCCGGAACCGTGTACTGTACGGTACCGAGCATTGCGTAGGTTGCTTTGATAAGACCGTCAGCTCTGTGTACCGTGGCAGATAATCCGAATTTATGTCTGGCTCTCAAGTTATTGAGAACCTTACTGAACATCGTTGCAGCATTTGGGGTTCCCGCCACTCTGTGACACTCATCCACGATGATCACATCCCATTCATCCTTTAAGGATTCCAGGTCCGCTTTCGCGAGTGTTTGAACGGTGGCGAATGTCATAGTCTTTCCTATCTGGATTTCTCCTTCGGAGATGACTCCAAATCCGCTCGGATCCAGATACATCTCTGCCCTCGACTTGCTTTGTTTTAGAAGGTCAAGTGTGTGAGTCAGCCACAATGTCTTAAGTCCAAGTCTCTGTGCCAGTGCTATACCCATCTGGGTCTTACCGCTGCCCGCAGGACTCTGGAGGATTCCATATCGAGCGATCAGCATGGCTGCTACCGCTTCCTCCTGGTAGTCATACAGAGGTACGCTTCCACCGAAATCCAACTTCTTAACCTTCTTAAATTCGGTCTTAAGGTCCGCTCCGTCCATGATAGGAAGGAGTTCTCTTAAGCATCCGAAAGGTACTCGGAATCCATCGGAAAGAGCTATATAAAAGGTAAGAACTTTTGGAGTGTTACCTGTCCACAGACCCATTCGGCTCTTCTTCGTATAATCGGGATTAGCAATCGTGAGATTGTCAATGATCCAATTAATTACAGGAGATGTAGGTTCTGTGATTGTAAGCATTGATCCTACTTCTAACCGCACGTTCGCACCTCCATATCCCACTCTTCAAGTGTGAAGAAACCATCGTAGAGATCTTTTGCAGTTATACTGGTGATTCCTCGCTTAAGGGCCATCTCTGTGAGATCGTAGGAAACCATGTAGATCTGACCGCTTGGCAATTTAACTGCAAAGCAGGCATATTTGTTACCGCATTCCTTCCAAAGAGTCATGGCTCCCTGCTGATTAGCCTCTATCCTGGATAAGTCAAATCGCGGTTTGCTACACAGCTTTGCATCAATCAAAACTGCGACACCATTCCTTACGGCAATGATGTCAGCCGGTTGACCTGCCTTATTCTGCGCCATGTTGTGCGCCCACCAACCAAGTTCTGATAATCTATCACAGAGTTCTTTTTCGAAGCCATTCCCTTCACTTCTGTTACTCATTAGATAACCCTCCGATACTCGATAAGGTCTCTGTCCAGAGGAGAGATATCCATTACAAATCTTCTTTTATTTCGGTTTCGTTTTCTGATTTTCAATTCGAGAAGGTTATTGAAGAACCATCCGGTGATGATTCCTATAGAGCATACAAGCGTGTATGCGAGAAAGATGAGAGGTCGCATTTCAAATACGCAACCTAATGCAATACATAAGATTAAAACCGATGCACAAACCAAAGTTCGTGCGATCCACTGACATAACTTCATTTTCTTCTCCTATAAGTACGATTCAATCGCTTCCATGATTTCTTCTTTAGAAATACGTGTACGCATTCTAAATGCCTGTAATTCACCGAGAGTGAAGGTTCCAGGATCCTCCATCCGTTTGCTTACGGTGCGAGGAGTTTTACCTATGTAGACCGCGAGGTCTTTATGTTTGATGCCGTAACTGGCAAGTAGACCAAGGATCTTATTCTTTCTCTTCATGACTTTCTACCTTTGCGCTCATACCTTTGATGAAGCCGATACACATTGCCTGTGCAGGTGTCATGGTTGATAAATCTTTTGGAGCAGGCATTTCATTCGCCAGAGCGATGATTTCAGTAATATTACTTTTATCTGACTCCGCTAAATAATGGCTCAAACTATCTCTCCTTTCGTGATAAATAAGTCATATTCCGGTTCGGTGTTGCAACCCTTGGTTAGAATACTACCATGACTATATTCGAACCGTCAATAGGCAATTTAAATTTTCTTTCGGTTAGATTTTTTGTATTGAAGTTAGAATATTGTAGTGCTATAATCGAAATACAAACCCGATGGAGGTGACACATGAATAACAGAATCAAAGAAGCCAGAAAAAGACTTCTCCTTACACAGAAAGATGTTGGTGAAAAACTCGGTTTCACCGATAACTACATTTATATGATGGAATGCGGAAAGAAAGCCGTGTCTGAAAGATACATCCACGGTCTTGTGACAGAATATGGAATCAATGAGAATTGGATCCGTACCGGTGAGGGTGACATGTTCATGCCCTCCACCAAAGAGGAAGAGATTGCGGATATTGCTTCGAAGATATTTAAAGAAGAATCTTTGTTTAGAACAGAATTGATTAAAGCTCTTTGTGATGTACCTGTGGAATTACTTCCAGAGATTAAGACATTCATGGAGTATGTTGTGGATAGAAATAAGCAAAAGAAAAACGAGCAGGAATAATTCTGCTCGTTTTTTCTTTTCCAGCTCACAGACGGATGATCAAGCTGAAGATAAGGCGAAGGACGTTGGGATCATTAATTTCTAAAATGCGTTTTATGATTTCATCTCGATAGTTCATTTTCATATCCCCCTTCCGTGTCTGTGATGAAATAAACCTATCACAACCACGGTACGATTATTGGTACAACAACTCATATAACCTCTATGTGGATAATATATAGCACTTGATTGTTTTTGTATAATTCTCAAAAATTATTAATAATTGAGAACCGAGGAAAAGACATGGATAAGATATCATTAATGCTATCAACTGCACGTACCAATGCAAAGATTTCACAGGATGCAATGGCATCGGCCATGGGTGTATCCAGGAAGACAGTTCAAAAATGGGAAGACGGATCCCTATGTCCGAATCTGAATAGAGTAATCGAATGGTTCGACATCACGGGCGAACCTTTGTACCCTTACATACTCCGGTTACTCCACGGATATAACTTCAATGGCATCAGTTCCGAAACCAACAAAGACGATATAAAAGATGGTCTGCATGACTTTGTGGATGAATTATCCGAAGACAGGATCCGTAAACTCATGTATGTCATTTACTGTGATCACGGAAGTACACCGTCCGGTGTCCTGGATCTAATCACGGCATATTTGCATCTTCCGTTAGACAGACGAGTATGTATCGCGAGTGCTATCATCCATGCTTGTGTTATTTGCGAATCGACAGATACTCTGCGAGGCAAAGATCACGTACTCCCCGATATCGAATTTTTAAAGGAGTGCTGCAACTCTGCCACCAGAGCTGTAATAGAAGGAAAGGAATCTTATATGAATAGGGAGGACAAATATGAAACCAAGAAAGTTACCGAGTGGTAACTGGACGGTGCAGATCATGGTAAATGGTCAGCGCATATCCGTTACCGAGCCAACAAAGACGGCATGTGTAAATCATGCTCTGGCGATCAAGGCTTCGCCACCGAAACCAAAAGTAAAAACAATGACCTGGAGAGAAGCCATCGATCTCTATCTAAACAATTCAGAAAACGTCTTGTCACCAAGTACGCATAAGACCTACGGAGGCATCGCACGTAATCACTTCCAGGATATTATGAATCTCACACTGGATGAGGATATAAACTGGCAGATCGAGATCAATAAGGATGCAGGCAAGTGTGCTGCAAAATCCGTAAAGAACAATTGGGCCCTGATTACAACTGTCATGACGTTTTACAAACTACCAAAACCGGAAGTGAAACTTCCACAGGTTGTGGAGTCAGAGATGCCATTTCTCGATCTCGATCAGATAAAGATATTAATGTCAGCGGTAAAGAATACGGATATCGAACCTGTGGTATTACTTGCACTCAATGGTCTTCGTAGATCCGAGCTTCTGGCATTAAAGAAATCTGATATCGATTTTGAGAATCATAACATTCATGTACACGGTGCGATCGTAGCAAGTGATCATGGGTTTGTGGAGAAGAAAACAAATAAGAATAGGACTTCTAATAGAATCGTACCCATTCTCATTCCGAGATTAGAAGAAGTACTGAAGAATACCGAGGATCCTATCGTGAGATACGCACCGGAGTCTATCCCCAGAAAGATAAAGACGGATGCTCTTAAGGCAGGACTTCCCGACGGAATCGGATGTCACGCATTGAGACATAGTTTCTGTAGTCTGTGTTACACAAATGGCATTACAGAAGGTCAATGCATGAAATGGGGAGGATGGTCCAATCCTGGAACCATGCGAAAAGTATATACCCACTTTTCCGAAAAGGAACAATCAAAAGCAGCAGAGGCGATCAGAAGCCTCTTTTAAATTACACATTCCGTTAGTAATTTTCACTTTTGTCATTAGAAATCCGTTAGTAAATGCGTGTGAAAATTAGTAACATCGAGTGTAAATTCACTTCTAAAAGAGGAAATATTTTTCCTGTCTAAAACCGCTTGAGTCCTTGTAAAATAAAGAAAATCCCCTGTTTCCAGGGGATTCTGTAGAACGGAGATGGTAGGATTCGAATATACCATCATCCCCGTAAATTCAAGGCTCAAAGCACTCTATTAGGAATTTCATTAGAACTTATATTCCTTAAAAAGAATAGGTGGTAGGTCTACATGAGTAGGCTTACCACCTGTATTATATCAAAGAGTCCGAAGTTTTTCATTCAAATATTATGATACTTCATTCGGATCTCTTTCCACATCGCTTCTGCTTTCTCTGGAATGTCTCCGTGATATGCGAGTGCATCATGGATCACCATCGCATGTGTGTACTCATCTCTGGCAATGTCACGCATAATGGTTCCGAGAGACGTATGGCCATTCTCCGATGCCATTTCGGACATCTTAAGATACGCTTCTATGTCGTGCATCTCTTCTTCCAGGTGTTTCATAAGCTCTTCTTTTAACTTATCCATTACATTTCTCCTTTGATATACTTACCGATCTTCATCACGTCTTCCTGCGTGAATGTCATGGTACCTAACATAGGTACGTTCAGAGACAGATTTCCGTACTTATTAGCGGAGTTCTGTACGTTCTCGACTATTTTATCGACATCGTATAAACCGTCCTCATTTACGGCTCCTATGGCCTTTGCAACAGGGTTTGTGCTTAATTTGGTAGCAACTTCATTTATCTTATTACCGGTCATGCCAATCATGGATCCGATAACCCATTTACCTGCGGTATCCAATTTAGGGATTATCTCCCTGTCCGCATATCGCATGATGCCGTTTACGATCTGCTCTGGTGTATTCATTATAAAATCTCCTTAACGGTCATGAATGCTCTATAGATCTCCAAGTTCTCGGAGATGACAACAGACAGTGTTGCTTTTTCTGTAGCACCTTTAGGACCTCTGTTGATCTTGATGGTGTCACAGATGGTTAATGTTTTATACTCATCGTCTTCTGTAAAAGTATCAATGGCAATCGGCTCGGTGAGCATACCGTCATTTGTCTTTAGATACATTTTAACGCTTCCCTCGTTGCAGTTTGTCACAACCGCTTCTACAGTGATTTCATATAATCCCGGTTTATTAAATGTAACTTTGCCATCTTTGACAGATACTTTATTATTTGTATTCACATCCACTTCGAAAGGAATATCTTCGTATTCATCGACCGGTGTCTGTGACTTAATTACTCCTTTATACATCTTATCCTCCAAATTGATAGGAGAGGGTGCAAGCGCACCCCCTCATCGCGTTTACGCAACAGTAGTAGTTACAGGCTCGGGTGTAACCTGAACGGCTCCCCAGCCGGGACAGATTGCCGTATTAGGTACAACCAGTTTTGTGATCTGATTGCAACAGTTCTGAAGTGCTGCAATACTGTTTGCGTTTGTCGCAATAGCAGCGGACATCTGTGCATTAGCCACACTCTGATTTGCATTCCATGCTGCCTGATCTCTCTGATCCTGATTAACTCGGGTCATGATGCGCTCATAAACGTCTGCAATCTTGATCTCCGTATTCTGCTCGGATTTGATCAGTGCGATTTCACTATCCTTTGCAGCAAGTTTCATTGCCATGTCCATTTCGTAACGTGTCACCGGTGTATTCTCAGAACATCGGTTTGTTACTCCTGTGAGATCTGCTACAGTTTTAGCAACGGTTGCCATATCTGCTGCAGTGGATGTACCACCGAGACCGGAGAGAATGCCTCCCCCACCATTGAGTAAACCGAGAGCGGTACCTGCGATACCTAAACCAAGACCTGTGTTTGCTACTCCTTTAGATGCATATTCCATTCGATGCACCTCCTTTCTTTAGGCACATCGTAAAATAAAAAGAGAGAGCTAAACTCTCGTCTAACTCTCTCAAAACTGTCAGTATAAGTCCTTCACTCCATGCACTCTTTTAGGCAGCACACCAGGATCCAACTTCTGAACCTCATCGTATTTACATTTCAATCGTGAGATGCATCGATCCACCGATGCTACACTCATATGTGTGTCCATGCTTATCTTAACCCTCGACCATCCGTCTATCTTGGTTTTAAGATAAATTTCTCCGTTTTATTAAGCATCGCAAGTTCACAGAACCTGGAGTATATTACCGCATTCCACGGTACCTGTTTTGACATTATGCTAACACCCTCCTATGGTCTACCTTTGTACGTTCACGGTCCACGTGAGCGTATACCATTGTCGTATTGATATTACTGTGTCCGAGGAGCATCTGAACTTCGGTAATATCCATCTTTCTATTTAACGCATCCGTCGCCATCGTGTGTCGGATAAGATGAGGAAATACATTTCTCTCTATACCGGCCTTTACTCCGAGATCATGTATACGATCCTCGATGGCACGTTTACCAAGACCCTTATATGGTTTCCTCTCCGAACAAAACAAGGATCCATCCGTAAGAGGAGGTCGATTCTGTAAGTACTGTCGGAGTGTTACCTCCGCTTTTGCATTCAGATAAGTAGGTCTCCATTTCTGACCTTTTCCAAATACATTGACCTCTTTACTCATGAAGTTTATGTCTGATGCCCGAAGGTTAACCACCTCTGTTACACGGCAACCTGTAGAATAAAAGAATTCTACCATTGCACGGTCTCGATCCGTCTCACAGGCAGCACGTAGAAGCTCCATTTCTACGTCTGTAAGCGGTTCTCTCGGTTTATACGAATACTTTATCGGCTTTATGGATCGACAGGGATTATGAGTCGTATATCCCTCATTTGCACACCACTCCATGAATGATGCTACGATGGTCTGTCTGCTGCGTAGAGTCCGGTTAGATATTCCTCTATCCTGCTGCACGTGATAAAGATATGCACGTATATCATCCACCGTGATTTGAGAGACAGGTTTACCACCTACATATCTCATGAATTCATAAAGATATGTATTATATAATTTCAGACTTTCATCACTCATGCCCTCGATTTTGCGAGTAACCAGGAATGACTTTAATTCTTGTGGATAGGATACATTGACGGCTACCTCTGTACACTTCTTCTCGATATTGTACTCTGTTGAAAAGATCTGTACACGTGTGATAACCGTCTTTAATGTATCTGCATCCAATACTTCCGATAAGTTGCATGACAAAGCATGGATGAATTGATCGTGCATGGCACACTCCCTTCTAACTTTCATGCTTTGCATTCTAACTTATTTCTAACTTTTTAGCAACACCAAATTTTAAAAGCCTCAATAGATTTTTTCATGCCGGTTGTTCCTACGGGAAAACCATTCAGAACTTCAGCCTGCCATCCGATGCTCTGGCAATGTGCCTGGTAATGGATCTTCTTACCGCTCGGGATACCTGTGAAGGTAAGCTCTACAGCCTCAAGTCTGCGAGACTCTCCTGTAGTACCGATGATAAGTTCCTCTGCTTCTCCATAAGATTTCCAACCAATGCCCTGAATATGAGCCTTACCGGATACCTTGATCTGTGTCTCACCCTCTTTTGCTTTAGGGCAAACAATCTTGAGTGCCTCAAGTCTGCGAGACTCTCCTGTAGTACCTGCAATCAGACCATCATGTACGACGGGAAGCCATCCCTTACCCTGCACATGGGCAGAGTATTTGATACCGAAATCATTAACTGGTTTCTCCTCTTCTTTCGGTGTTGAAGTACTTGCGGTAAGTGCTGCATGGAATGCTCTCCATTTACTTTCGTCACCGCTATCACCATTCCATCCGATAATACCGGGACAAGGTTTTCCGTTTACGTCCCAATGACGAATAACGTGATCCGCTTTGATATTATATCTTTCCATGAGGAGTTTGGTGAGTTCCAATGCCCTCTTAACTGCAGCATCCGTGAAATAATAATTAGGATCATTTGCATATGTCATCTTACCGGTCTTGTTATTGGAACAGATTTCAATACTGATGACATTTTTATTTACTGCAATACCATAATATCTTCCACCCTTTGTACCGGAATACTTGGATCCACCGATGGCCCAACAGTATCTGTTAAGGATATCGGAGTTCTTCAGATACACGTTTGCATCATCGACAACCAGGTCGGCAGATGCCTGTGCGGAAGGATTATTGAACCATGCTACGGAGTCAGCTCCTTTACCGGATTTGGAGGTAACTCCAGCCGTATAGTGAATGATGATCCAATCGATCTTACGTGCGAGAGCATAACTGGTGTTGACCGTACTCGCATATTTTGTGATGATATCACTCCATTTCATGATATCTACACCTCCTTTGAAGGTAGATAATCTCTATAAGAATTTTTAAGATGATTATCTTTTCGCTTATAGAGATTATCTTTTTTAGTAATTTAACCGCCATATTTGCGGAATTTCCGCAAAAACAGGCTTTAAAATGTAGTTTCGGTACATTTTGTATCGTTTCTGTTGTTTAACGCTCGTTTTTAAAATGAGCGATAAAAGCCCTTGCAACTATCGCTCCGACTCGTCAGCCGTTCTCATTCGTCCTAAATAACGTATCTTTCGCTTTCGTCAAGCGTGGGCATGTTAAAGTGCATGAGGTTCGTAAAGCACGAAAAACTCCCTCAATCAGCCGTATATTTTACGTCCATCGCACTCGGCAATGTTGGACGAATCGAATGGGTTTAACGTCTCCATTCCGACATTAAATCTTTGCGACCGACATTTATGTCGTTCACAAAATCTTTATTTAGTGCATTAGATGCCTAACATGATTCTTACTTCTTCTCGCCATCTTGTCGGCACATCTTCGAGTTCCATTTTACCATTCATAATCTGCCTGTAATAAATCTTAGCCATTTAAACCACCTCGCTTATGAGTTCCGCAAGTTCAACGAGTGCCTCTGCCTGTTCTTCAATAACTGCCTGTTGCTCCAATACGGTTACTTCGAGCGTTTCTGCCTTTTCAGAAAGTGCAATATTCTGCTCATACAGACCGTAGTATTCTTTTGGGATTTTCGCTTCCTTGCACGTGTATCCTTCTTCAGTTTTCCTTATATCCTTGCGAACATACACGTACTTTTCTGATATGCTCTCGTCAATCACGCTCGGCATATTGTCATAGTTTGATTCTTTCCACATAATTGTCTCCTGTTGAATCTTCCGATTCGTCTTTTGAGATTCTGAAAGTTTACATCGCCAAGGATAATGCTCCACATTTAGTTGTTAGTAAGTTCTTGGATAAGAACGAGACGCACCGATGTTCCAGTTCGCGTTGCCGACCGTGTTGTTCAGATTCACATACCGACCGCAATTCGTACCATTCGTAGAGTTACCGCCGAACAACGTGGAAAGTCGTGGAGTAAAACCCTTATAAGGGAGAGGACTCCCTCTCCTCGCTAACGCTCGGATTCACCTACCGAGCAAGCGGTTTACAAGAAAGAGACGCACCGATGTGCCAGTACGCGTAGCCGACCGCGAGGGACAGATACACAGCCCGACCGCAATACGCACCATACGCAGAGCAACCGCCGAACAACGCATATGCTTTCGCAGATTTGTTTACGTAGTAATAATCGCAATAATACGTTGACGAGCCACCACCTACAGTTTTCGGAACAAGCGTGTCGTTTTCAATTCTCTGTGCTTTCTGGTATCCGGAATCTGGAAGTTCAGCCCCCTCAATCATTCCCACTATATCCGTAGTGTACTGGTTAGCACTTGAGCCGTCTGCATTACCATAAGTATTCTTATAATAAGCCTTACCGCCATTTTGCATCAGACCAGCCGTTCTTCTATATTGGCAACCCCACCAGTTTTCCATACCGAAAACTTTGACGGAATCAGCAGTTGATGAATATCCGAAAAACAGCCCTTTATTGTCAAGGCTTCCAGTTCGCTCAGCAAGAATTATGTCTTTCGAGCCGCCAGTAGTATGTCCTTGTCCAAACACTGTCTGCAAGTCTGTGGATTTACCCATGAGATACAGAAGTAAATCAATAAGCGTCCTGTCGCAATTTACTTCTGTATACCACAATACATCTGTGCCAATATTGTTTGCCTTTGCATATGATATTTCTTGCGTTCCGCTTTTCTCAATCATGATAGACCGACCGCTGAGCGACCTTAAGCAGTTGTTGGAATCGAGTGAACCTTGATAAATCGGCGTATAGAAATGGTCAACCAGTTCATTCTGATTGTTTACAAAACTCCAACACTTAAACGAATCATCGTCCTTAAAGTTAGAGATATAGCAATTCCAACCAGTTGCATCCTCTTCCAACTTGTAGTAGATTCTCTTTCCGTTTCTGCCCCATTCCATCATTGCATTTCCGTTGAAATCAACATTTGCGACATCTGACAGCTCGCCATCTTCTCGTTTTGAATAATCGTTTTCGTCAAGGTAGTATGCGACTGTACCGTCTCGATTCAACATGCAAGGTCTTGGAATGAAAAACGCATTTCTCCAACTTCCCCAGTTAAACGAATTATTTGCATACACCATTCTTGCAGGCTCATAGCCAACTGCATCCGCAATATATGCGACTCTTGCACTCGGGTCTGCTTCGTTCTCATTTACGTGGAAGCCATACACGATGCCTTTTTTAAATGTTGCCGTGATTGTGATGTCGTGATTCATGATGCCCGTGAAAGTATCATTCTCCAATCTTTCATAGCCTTCGCATTCGCCAATCGTCACGGCATATGAGAAATCTGTCGGAAGAACGATTGAAACAGGTGCGTTATTGTACTGGATAGTTTCGACAAGTTCTCCAGTTGCTTCCGCTTTTACATCAATAAAAACATTTACTGGTTTCCCGTCAATCGTATACAGGTCAATGAAGAGAGTGTGCTCTAATTTTGCAAGTTCCGATGCAATCTTTTCGGATGACCACGTATTGGAATTAGACACGATTTCGTCTTTTATCAAGTTCGCTAAACCATCATTTACCGCATTGATCTCGTTACGGATCTCTGTGTCATCATAAGGCTCTGCATCCTTACCGTCTCTGCCGTCTACACCATCAATGCCGTCACGTCCAGCGGGTCCAGGCACACCCTGCGGACCTCTGGGGCCTTCGCTTCCGTCGATTCCGTCACGTCCGTCGATTCCGTCACGTCCGTCAACCCCATCGCGGCCAGGGGCTCCTGTGGCTCCCGGGTCACCCTTGGGGCCTTTAAGCTCTGCAGCATGCTCGCTGATATAGTCAGTAATTTTTTCCGGCATCTCATCGGCAATTCCCTGCGCTCTGTCTGCTTCCGCTTTTGCCTGCGATACGATTACTTCACCGATCGTAGGTGTAATATCGGGGAAAGGATCCGTCTCTCCAATTTCGGAATCTACAACGTAAACGGAGATAGGAGTAGTTGTGATGCGCTGCAGGAAGTCTCCACCATCGCTGATCACTTCACCGAGTACAGAGATTCTCCACTCTCCTTTTGTAAGGTTGATACCTTCTACGTTAAGGATCTTTCCGTCATGGATGATACGTTCAAAACCTTCACCCTTTTCATTTCTAAAATGAGCCGTGGTTACTAATCCTTCGATGTCCCAAGCATCATCAAATGTGAATGAGGCATCGAGGAAGTTGATGGAATCGGACACAAGAGTCCGTCCATCAACCTCTTTAAGTACCTGGCCCTTTACATCAAATGTAAAAGAAGATGCCATTTACTAATCCTCCTTGGCTTTATAGCCATTCTGTGCTGCAGTGATTAAACCCTCAAGTAATGCACACATCGCTACAAGAGTCTTTGCAATCTCGTTCGCATAAGGGATGCCCCAGATCACATCGAGTGCTACGATAAATGTTCCAATAGCAGGAAGTCCCTTCATCAGAAAAATCAGAAGATCGTACAGTTCGTCAGAAATTTTTAAACACACATTCATGTGTCCACCTCCTATCTTTCAATAAGGAATTTTGTAAGTTCATCTTTAGCCTCTCGCATGGCATCAATATCATTACCATCAATGCCGTGTGCGAGTAATGCTAAAATAGCTCTTTGAGTAATACGGTTGCCGTCCTCCAATACCTCAAGTCTGCGATTATCGTTGATGAATAATTCATCATGTCTTGCCAATCTTGTTTCCAGAGAGAGGACTCTTTCCGTAAGGTTTTTATTAGGTTCCTTCGCTTTATCTATCGCTTTTGCGATTACAGTTACCGCCCCGGAAATAGTTACGATAGCAGCACACAATGCCACGATCTGACCGGGTGTAAATACAATCATTGTTTCCATCTGTTTCCTCCGCTATCGTGCGTATAATCTTGCGTAACATCCTGAAGGATGATACAGTTTGACTTTATTGTTTCCGAGATAGGATACACCCGAATTATACGTTGACGTGTAGTATGCCTGGGAAGCTCCATTTCCGTGATCGGTCGTGTATCCGAAGAAGACCTCCGCTGGAATAGTAGTGGATGCCATCACTCGTTCGTGATTGTATCCCTGTCCACCTTTAGGATCGATTTGGCATGTCAGTAAGAATTCCGAGTAACCGGCATCCTCCAAACCTGTAATCGTTTCTTCAGCCATAGTCTGTTTGATGAGAGTCCATTTCAATTTTGTGCGGATCTCCGCAACATTCTGCTGAACCTCTTCAATACTTCCGGTGTTATCAAGGATCCCCTGGTTCGTGTCAGTAAGACCATGGTCCACAAATGCATCCGTCCATTTGTATGTTCCGTTGACGTACTCGACCTGGCTCGATGACCAGTATGAATACCCATCTACGAACGATGGAATCGATAACGTCCAGTATCCGACCCCCGTACCACTCTCCGTTACAGGTTCTGTAGGAAGAGTAGGTGCCGTCTCCGAATTGGATAAGTAGTAGATCTGTGAGATCGCTTTCACACTCTCATCTTCCACATCCTCAATTCTGGAGATAACCTCATCGATCGCCTGCTGGGTATCAGGTGTCAGTTTCTTCACATTGACATATTCGTTCTCTGCCTTGGTTACACCCTTTGCAGCGACCTTTGTGGCACCGTTTAACTTATATGTCATATGAGTGATGATACTGTTTACCAGTTCACCTTTTCGATTTTCAAGAAGCACCGGTGTTCCCGGTAAAAGGAATGGAGCCGATCGCATCGTAGCCTCAAACGGAAGATAAGAAAATCCATCGTAGAGGTCCAAGATATTCTGTAAGTACTCATCAATATCTACATATTTCAGAAGTGGATTACCTTTGAAATCGATTACATATCCGTCCGCACCTGCAAAGTATTTCTCACCCTTTTCATCTGTATATCCAATACCTGTGATAGTTATCGGATTCTCCGCAATATCACTTGAATATCGATTATCAGGAGTGATTTCAAATAACTTGGTCTCATCGACATATACCTGGTGATCATATCGAGAAACCTCCAGGCCATTTTCGTTGTTGATCTGGGCCACTCCTCCAACAATAAATGCCAGATACTGCACAAGGTTTCGATACGTCATCACGGAACCTCGGAGATCACGGATGTTATCAAATAATCTATTCGCACCGTACGCAGTACTACGATTCACGTTTAAACCTGTTACGTCCGCTATCGCTTTAGCAATCGCAACCGTGTGCCAATCACTCCATACTGCAACGTATCGATCATAAGCATCTAAAAATGTAGTCCAATCGATCTGTTTATCGAGTTTACACATTGCATCTAACGCAATAACGTGAATCTTCGAAATAGGCTTCGTTACAGAATCTACATAAAAGTCCTGAAGCTCATCGCCATATATAAGACCCTCTTCGGTTCTCATATCTGTGAGAATGGTACATGATAAACGACACCCTTCCCATACGATGTTATCAAATCGTCCATCATGATTTGATATATCAAACTGTAACTCCGATGCAATAGCGGTACCGATTTCGTATGTGTCTCCAGTGATAGAATATGCATCAATCGACAACGAATTTTGAACAATATCCGCATCAGTAATCCGAGTCACAAATCTATCATTTTTATCATAGACATATATGTCGAAACCCTGATATCTATTCTGCTGATAGAAATCTATAAAATCCTGTGTCCAAGCCATATCTATCTACCAGACCTTTCAATAATGTTGAATGACACATTACTCCACAGACCCATGCGAGTGTTGTACGCGGGTGCGGATCTGTCACCCACATAGAATACAGAAGTACGTGGACCTCCCACCATCGGATCCAGATATGTAATATTGAGATATTCTGGATTAAATGCAGTGAGAATTGCGGAAGCCTCTTCGGTTGTGATGTTCTGCCATGCGAGCTGAATCTTCACACACTGTCCGATTCTGTTCTTATCCATGATCGTGCTTTCAGTACGACCGGCATCACTATTTGAGATATCCTGGAGACTCCACTCATATGTGGAGGGGCATTTAACAGATACCCCTCCGACACTTATAATCGGATTAAATTCGTCCATATGCCCCTCCTTAAATTGCTACTGGTGTGGAGACCTTACCGTCTCTCACATTCTTACGGTTTATTGCCTTACTGAACGCGGATGTCGTAAACTCTGCTACGACCTCTTTATCCAGAAGGTCTCTTAATAACTGATTCTGCTCTCGCAGTAATTCGTTCTGACGAAGGTTTGCATCGCTCACACCTTCGGATACTCCCATTACAAGAGCATCGATATCAAACTCACCAAATCCATTAGATGTATACGTGTCATCCTTATGATTTGCTGTTATTGCTTCATAGGTACCGGCCATCTGTGCTGCTACGTCATACATGGCTGAAATGTTCTGATTTGCAACCATGATCAACGTGCGATTAATGGTCTCCCAACTATGAGAGAATACCTTCATACCCGCTACCATTGCGGAGAACATTGTGGCTGCCATCTGTGACCGGTTAAGTACTTCGGTATGTCCATTCAGATGACCTACAACCTCGGCACCCTGCTCACCTGCGATGAACAAGGATCCGTGTGCTTTAGCCGTACCACCCGCGTACTGTGGAATGTTTCCCCAAGTACCGTTTACGGAAAGAACACCACCGTTTGCTCTTCCGGTAATAACCTTCCAAGCCTCTTTAAGGCTGTTTCCAATCCAGCTTACTGTGATCTGTAATGACTTTTTAACGGTACCGCCTACGCTTCGTGCAGCATCCCACGCTTCACTGGACCAAGTACCTTTGGACACAGCCTGTGTCAGATATCTACTTATTGAAGCAGCTCCCGTCTTCGTCGCATTCCATGCATCACTACTCCAGGTTCCTGCTTTAACGGTCTGTGATAATACTCTACTTGTAGTACCACCGAGCTTACCGGAAGCACTCCATGCATCACCGTTCCACGTTCCTTTTTCTACACTCTGCTTAATAGCACGTGTAATGGTTTCGGATTTCAGTTTGATGGCATTCCCCGCTTCTCCATTCCAGGATCCTTTGGTAAGAACAGCCTTGATCGTTGTACCAAGTGTCTTTCCTCCGCTGCTGATTGCCGTTACCGACTCACTGTCAAATACAGAACCTTTCTTTAAAGTTGTAGAAATAGATACCTTCTTATCGGAAGATTTACCGCCGGGTAAGAGAGCAAAGATTTTATCAAGATTTAAAGCACCCTGCTTATTAATCTGAACATCTGCACCGATCGTCATCTTCTGATTCTTACCGGATAACGGTGTTCCTCTACCTACAACGGCCTTCAACCAGTTTGGAATTTTCGCCATTCCCGTTTCCTGGTCGGTTAAGGCATCTGTTACGGCACCGGCAATAAGATTAGGTGTAATCGGTTTACTGAAAGCCTCTTTCAGAAGTCTCCACATCTCACGTGCAATCTCTGCATATTTGATGTTTCGAATAACCTCCATAAGCTGCTTTCCGAGTTCAGCGGAAATCGTATTCCAATCTCTATCTGCGATCCACATTCGGAATTCATTCATAGCTCCAATCACCATGTCAGATAATTTGGAACTGAATGCTTTACCAAGTCCTCCGGTAGTTAAGAATCCAAACAGAACATCGAAGCCTGTCGTTATCTTTCTTACAAGAAGTCCACCGAGGGATGTGAAATCCGCACTGTCAAAGAAATGTACAACCGTTTCACCAAAGCCTCTGCCGAGGTTAAAGAAATCAGCCGTACGAAGGAAACTCAATCCCGTTTCCACACAACCTGTGAAGAAACCGCCGATCTTATCACCAATGCGACCCCACGGTACAGAATCTACGATCTCATTAAACTTATCTCCGAGGATTTCACCGAGGAGGAACCAATCTTTTGATTCGAATGCTGCTCGGATACGATCAGCAAATTCACTGATTGCACTATCGATTGGAAGCTCTTCGAACATGGAGCCGTAATCGGTTCCACCGCCTCCACCGCCTCCACCGCTGCCTCCGCGGGGATCATCAAGTTTATGGATCTCGTCAAATGACATGATTGTCTTCTTAAGTTCTTTCGCAGCAGCAGATGCCTGTCCCGCTGCTGCACCATAGGTTGCAGCTGCTTTCTTTGCAGCCGTGTAGTGCGTTGCTCCGGAAAGTCTTGCAAATAACTGTGCGAGTAAATTAAGAAGAGTAACTACTTTATCAATGATGTAATCGATAGCTGGTGCCAATAATGACAACAGAGGTGCAGCCACCGATCCCATACTATTTTTAAGATACTGGAAACTCGATGCGAGTCCATCCATAGAAGGTCGGAAGGTTCCATTTACAAGTCTGCTATACTCATAAATATTCTTAATTCCTTCTCTTACTCCTCCCGTAAGAGAGGAGAACAATGCACGAATTAATCGATACATTGCGATACGTTTAATAGAGGAAAACATCTGCCCGAGACGACCAGTAACATTTTTAATACTTGATGCAATACGAGATCCCATCGTCTGTCCGAATTCCTTCATAATAGAAAGAAATTCTCTTCCGAAATCCTTCGTAGCACTGAATGCCGGTCCAAGTCTCTTAAGAGAACCGACTAACTGTCGGATCTTATCACTGGCTGCGGATGCTGCTTTGGCGATACGACCCATGCTGTTTTCAACAGGTGCAGGTTCCGGAACATCATCAATGGCTTCCCATGTTTCGTCTTCCGCTTCGGATGCCTGCGGATTGAAATTTGTATTGTTTAAAGCTCTACTGATATCAAATCCACGTAAATCTTTAATACGTTCAAGGTTTGTAGCCAATTCACCGAGCGCATCGGATACTACTTTGATATTGCTTGCGGAGTCCGCTTTGAATGTCTCAAGAGATTTTGAAACACTTTCCAGGTTCTTACTCATAGCAGGTGAGATCTTTGTAGTACCCAGTTTTCCAAGTGCTTCGGCTGTCTTCGTAACCGACTCACTTGCAGTACTCATCTTGGTCATAGCTTCCGCAATCTTTTCCATCTTTGCGGTCATACCTGCTCTCTCACCGCCGAGTACCTTTTTCAGATTCTCGAAACTGGCGATGAGCTGCTCGATACCTTTGGAACTATTTTCCGCTTTGGACTCAACGACAAACTGCAATCCCTGTAATTCGTTATCACTACCCAATGTTTTCCCTCCTTTCTTTAAATCTCTTATTGAAAGCAATCGCTGCTGCTTCCATAGCCTGTCTGCCGGCTTTTATACGTTCTGCTTTCTCTTCCTCTTCTCTCTGCATCTTCTCTGCCTCTGTGAGAGATAACGGTTTATTTCTATAAGGTTGAATCTCCGGATTCTTCACAAAAGGTTTAATAGCAGGTACCAGATCGAGAATAGCCTCATAAATGTAAAGTCCCTGCAGCCATTTAAGGAAGTTATCGTATTCGCGATCCTGTTCGTGTTTCTTCCTATAGTAAATAGCCATCTCCGGCTCGCCATCCCAATAATCCGTGTAAGACATTCCTGCACGTAAATACATCGGGCAAGCCTCATCTAAAATATCTGTGTAACGATTCAAAAAAGACGGCTTACGGCTTGTGCCGTAGCCGTCTACCAACTCATCGGATTCCTTCCCCGTTACCAGGAAGGAGTCCACTCCACGTTTCCCTCTGTCGGCTCATCCATCAATGTTACGATGGGATCATTGTACATTTCAGCCAGCGCACCAATGAGGTCCTCTTTGTTAGGCATCGCATTATAAATACGTTCGATCACTTCCTGTTTGATATACTTGTGGTGAGCAAGAAACGCACCTGCAAATAACTGCGGAAGTAGTGTCATGGGTTTGTTATCAATCTCTCTCGCAACAAAACCGCTTTCCTCCATCTGACGAACAGTTCGTCTTGTGTACTCTAATGTGTAATCCTTATCCTCAAAGGTAAACGTAATCTGTTTAGACATCTCTAATCTCCTTATTCACTTAATAAATAGGTTTTAATATCTCCTTATTAGGAGAATGCAATCTCTGTGGAAGGTGCGATAGTTACCTGCATACCACGTACCTGGTTTACACCGCCTGCGGTAGCACGTACGGAAAGCTGACCATCGAAGGAGAATTTACCTTCATGACCGTCAGGTTCTCCGTCTTCACCTGCGCCAAACCAAATAGCATATTTCTCTGTTTTGTACTCCAGAGCTTTCAGTTTTGTGAAATCAGCCTTATCGTAGTTTGCGCTAAACTCAAGACCTTCGCTACCATGGATACCCATGATGAATGTACGCATGCCATCGGAAAGAGTAGTAGTATCCAGAAGCTCCGGGGATGTACCCAGATCAGGCACTTCTGTTACGTCGATCAGTTTTTCATAATCGCTTGTTCCCTTATGCATGAGATATGTCTGATAAGTAGATGTAGCCATCTCTAATTACCTCCTGTAAAAGTATTTTCCATCTGTCGCAACTCTATAACGAGCTACGATCCTGTAAATGCTTTGATCCTCAAAATTAGCAACCGGCTTCAAATAAAGTCTGTTGAAATTCATTGTCATAAGCAAATCATCAATCGCATGTGCGATCTCCTTGCAGATAGACTTTTTCATCGTAGGATCATTCGAATAGATGTTTATATCAAAAACACATCTTGAAAAAGCCTCTTTCGTATCTGTTGTCTGCAGCATTCGAAGTGTATCGATGTTGCTCATTTCAAAACTCACATGAGGAAACTTTGACGGTGTCCTCACATAAGTAGATGCCACATCAATTCCGGGAAACTTATCTCGGAGCATCGTTGCAACCTTTGTATACACTTCGTTTTCACAATCATGCATATGTTCCGAATGCCTCCCTCACAAGATTTAAGTACTCGTCTTCAAGTTGAGTACGTGCATCATACAGTGACATGTTTGCCGGATTACCCTGCGTTTTCAGATATCCTTCGTGATTAGGATCAGGCCATGCAAGACCGGAGTCGCCTCCACCATTCTTTTCAGGATATCTCCATCCTTTTTCCAACTGACCGAGTTTATATCCGAACTGTCCGTGAGGATAATTCGCGGCCAGCGGATCAGGGTGTGAATTCGGATTGTTAATACCGGTACCAAACTCGATGAATAAAACAGCAGAACCATCTGCCCGGATCTCTACCTTATTGTCACCGACAACCACCGCAGTTACCTTCACATCGTTGGTACCTGCATAAAGAGCTTCATCGTAGTTCGCCTGTGCAAACTCTGCACCTTTCTCACCCATCAATTGAATAAGTTTCTTGGTACCGTCTTCGATCCACTTCTGAAATCTCTTAAGTTCTTCGATTGCGGAATCTATTCCTTCTTCAGTAAGAGGTACATGAACTACTTTCGTACTCATGATGTCTTCACCTTACTTGCAGCAATCGCAAGAACATTTAAAGATCTTGCTACTTTCTTGATAACGTAATCGTATTCCGGAGAACCATTTTCTTTGAACTCCGGTTCCTTATCAACGAAAAGCACTGTGCTTTCGTCAATGTCGTAGTCTTTATCGGGAAGGATTACACGATCGTACTCTTCGTTATTTCCGAAAAGCTCGATCTGTACTCTACCTTTTTCTGGAGACACGTTACACTTCATCGGAATCGGTTCGGAGTATGTAAGTTTCTTCTCACCGGTTTCGTATCCGTTAATGTCCAGAACGGGTTCCTCTCCGATATAGGTGCAAGCATATACCGTCTTGAGATTTCGCTTCTGTAATTTCATCAGATCACCTCCGCTGACGGGATGATCTGTCTTAAAAGTGAAGAGGGAATATCAGCGTTCTCATAAGTACGATCGATACCATTCTCTGAATGACGGCTTTCGCCCTCCGCTCCTCGTTTATTCAGCATATACACGGTGATCTCAATTGTTATTGCATGTAAACGTTCAGGGAGAATCTCTACGTTCTTATACGGAAATGCCTGTCTCAAAACCTTGCTTTTCGCAAGGTTAAGGTATGCAGACACAATATTCTCGTTTTCCTCTTCACTTAAAATCTTAATGGTCTCAATCATTTCTGTGCAAGTCATGTCCGCATACCTCCAACCCTTTAATTACTTAATTAAGCACCGGCACCGATAACTTTAACCTTTTTAGCCTCGGGAGATGTGAAGGTTGTTGCGATACCTGTGAACTTCGCATGCATCCACTCCATGCCGTAGTCCAGACCGATCTGACCGAAGATCTGGCCTTTAGTACCTGCGCCTGTCTTCGCCAGTTCCTCATAGAAGAAGTTGCCTTTACCGGGTACATTCTGATGTACGGGAGAGATTGCAGATACATTCAGCAGCAGAGCGGTACCTGCGGGCAGGTATTCGCCAAGTGCAAGGTATACAACACCGAGAGGTGTCATGATCGCTTTCATTGCGATACCACCGAGCTCTCTGTTTGCTTCTGGAACAAGCATGCCCTGGGAAACTGCATCAGCGTTAAGCTGGAACAGAGTTTTAGCATCACACAGAAGTACAAGACCTTCTGTATCAGCATGCTGACCTGCGATAGCTTCAAGACCTTCCGCAACTTTCCAAATACCAAGCTCTTTGCCACCTACTGCAATAGCATTGCTTGTGATACCAGTTACAAGACCTCTTGTCTTGTTAACCTCTGTATCTTTTGTTGCTTTGTTGTATACACCGTTGATGAATGTGTACTCGATGTCGTTAGCAATCTTCTGCATCTTCGCAGCGATCTGGAAATCAAGCTCATTCATAGGATTAGCCTGCTGATTTGCCACATTGATGCCAGAAAGTGTACCCATGTTGCTCTGTTTTCCGTAACTGATTCCAACGGCCTCATGATAGATCTGACAAACGTTCGTTTCCTGTGTACGTGTTACGTTTGTAACTGCAGGTGCAGTAAGAGATGCAGACTCACTGATAGCGGGCTGCGCACCACCACCTGCTGTGTATTCCTGACCCATTGCAAATTCTACGTGATCAGTAACTTTCTGACGGCCACCGATCATGCTGGACAGGGGTGTTTTAGTATTACCGTGATTGAATAACATACCGGAGTAGTTAAGTACTCCAAAGCTCATAGCTTCTGCCATTGTATTTTCCTCCTAATATTTACTTGGATTTCAGCATTTCTTCCTGCTGAAGTCTCATATAATAGGCCACCGCAGAGAGATCACCGTTTTTCCGTGCGGTAGCAATCTCCTTACTGTAATCAATGCCTCCACCTTCCTCGGCTCCTGTGCCAGGTCTGGGTGTGCCTTTCATAGCATCGGCAATGATAGTTTTCTTTTGAGCCTCCAAGAATTTACCCTGGTTCGCGATAACCTTATCCAGATCACCTTCTACCATTGCGGTAGCGGTCTCCATTGCGAGTGCAGCATCATATCCGACTGCGAGAAGCTGTGCATTCTTTTCAGAAATTGCAATATTCTTTTTCAGATCCGCGTTCTCTTTTACGATCTTATCCCACTCATCTTTTCGAGTAGCCTCTGCAGCTTCAGCCTCGGACATCTTCGCTCTTAAGTCCTTCTTATAACCGGCTGCCTCTGAATTTGCTTTGGATAAAGCGGTTTTCATTTTTGTCATCTCTGCGTTATTAGCCTCATCGCGTTTCGCAACGGCAAACTCAATCGCAGCAGACATCTCTTCTTCTGTCATGCCCTCTTTATAGGCATCCCCGAGTAAATCACTTAAATAACTCATGTTTAATTCTCCTTGCGTTTTTACATCTTCACTGATTCATGTTGTCTGTTTTAGGTTGTCTCCTTTTGAATGCGAATTTTATAACGCGATTTCCCTACCGCTATGTAAAATGCCTTTAGGCATCTCTTCCGTATGCAACAATGCAACGACAGTTCACATTGTTTTCCGCTTTCTCAAAAGAACCGGGATAGGGAGCATGATCTCCATCATACGAATAAAAATCCTCTCCCAACGGAACCCTGGCTCCCTCCAGATAATCGTGAGTGTTTCTGACACGGTCATCCAACTTCGTCAGCCACTCTTTGTAAATGACAGGTCTTTCACCGGTACCGCTATCTACTGTCGAGGCAACTGTCCTCGCAGTATCCTCTGCCCCCGCGTTATAAACCCGGTGAAATTCTGACTCTGCCAAAATGACAAGACCTATGAGATCGTCTTCTTCCATATGGTCTTTAACTCTATCTTCAAAAGTTTTACCGGCTATGTTCTTATAGACGGCTTCCCTCATGAGATTTGTATTTATTGCAGCGGATGACTTCAGCATCTCGTTGCAATTCGCATTACCCAATGTGTATGCGTTTATAAGAAATGACAGCATATCGTCTGCCACTTTTTTCGGATCCTTGGACGATAATTTAAATGATGCTTCGGTAAGCGCATTGATTTCATCAAAAGCTAAAAGGTATTTTTTTCTATAGTCCATAAAAGAAAAATGGGACCACGAGTATCACGCATTACCCATAGTCCCATTAGACTCGGGATCTTCTTCAAGATCCCACCATGAAAGGAGTATACTATATGAAAATGAAGTATTAATCTTTGTATTTCAGCTTTCTCTTAATCTCAACGACAGCAATCTTACCGTTTTCGATCATTACTTCAGCTCTGGATCCCTTCTTTAGGATCTGCTGGATCATTTCCACCACTTCCGGTGTCATTGTCGGAGTCATCGTCCACTACCTCCTGCACACGTTTTGCTTCGTATTCCTCTTTACTCATCTCATAGGCCACACCAGGGTCTGCGAACATTCCAGAATGTTCAAATGCTAACAGATCAGCGACTTTATCATTGTTCAGCAGCATATCCAGGACCTGTGCTTTCTGTAAGATGTTTTCGTAATTTCGTCTTGTAAAACGAATATCGATATCAGATACCTTAAGACCTCCACCTCGGAGAGCCTTACTGATATTAAGTACCAGCTTTAAGAATCTCTTCTCGCTCTTCTTGAAGATCATCTCTGTATCTTTTGCTCTGGCAGATGCACTTGACCAACCATCTCGATAGATAACAGCGGTACCGGTATCACTTGTGGAAGATCCTCCGTTTCGGTTTGGCATTCCTACGATCGTCAGTATCGTGTCATACATGTGATCCACCAGTGTCTGTGTCTCGGTCTGATTCAGAGAACTAATGAGATATGTAATCTCCGCTTTTGTCTGCGGATCAATATCTTTAAACTTGATAGCCCCCTTCTCTCTGAATGTGTCGTACTCTTCGGAACTGATCTCTACGTTCTTAAATAACATAAGAGCCTGTACAAACTGTTCGACACCATCAATACGGTTGCTACCAACCGTATTAATGGCATCCAAAAGAGGCAAAACAATCTCAAACGCTCCGAGTCTTGCAATGTTCAGAGGATACTCGATGATAGGAACCATGCCCATGATGTGACTTTCTTCCTTGAGTACCTTCTGATCGGACACCTCATAATATGTATCCTTTGTGTAACAGGAGTAATGAGGTGTTCCATTTGCATCGGTAACATACTTTACTCCCATCAAAGGTTCGTGTCCTAAATCATGGCTATATACCACAAAAGCGAATCTGGGATCGAGACAATAACTGTTGTGAGGTGCCTCATCCACATTTCGTCTTCCCTTATAGTTGGGATTCGGTAACGTGAATCGGTATGCCGTACCACAGATGTGAAACCAATCGGAAAGCTCTTTGTCTTCACTCTCCTTATCTTCCACATACATGTATTCATTCAGAGTATTGATCTCATCCGCAATCTCTGTTCTTCCTGATCTCGATACATACTGTACCGGCTCACCGAGAAGGTAACTGCTTTTGAACGTTACAATCTCATTTGCTCGGTTCTCTACTACCTTATTGCAGATCTCCGGTCTTACATCCTTTGTTCTACGCTCGATAGGCTGTTCACCTTTGTAGTACTTCCAAAGATATTCGATCTCTACTCTATTCCGGTTATGTTCGTTTAAAGCATTATTTAAAACGGAAACCACATTATCACGAGTGATACTGGTTTCTGTGGTCTTAATGACCCTCCGTCCATGTAATAACATGACTTCCCTCCTAATAGGCTATACTTTCCCTACGATAACCATATACCAAAATCGGTACTCATGTCAAGCATTTTTAGAAAAGTCTATCAAAAATTTCTATTTTCGAACCCAATCTCTTGCGAAGTTCGTTCTCCATGAGCGATAAACTATCCGGTGCATCATCGTGAGGCACCTTTCCGGATCTCGTATAAGTCACCACTTCCTTCATAAACATGGCATATTGACTTCCTCTCTTATATGTAGAAGGATGCTTAAACCAGAAATGCTTCTTAATGTTATCGGAAGCAAACTCAATACGTGTCTGCTTATTACTTATGGTACGTTTCGTACGGATGCTACATCTGTATCCAAACTGCGAAGCCAGCAGATCGTTTACATCTCGTGCAAAATACTCACCGGCATTGTTGGACTCAAACGTAGCCTCCGATACATGATTATTCATCAGACACTTTGCACACTCCGGTTTCGTCACGTCTGGAGGAGAGTCATCAAATACTACATCCACGATAAATACATCATCTCCATAAACTGCAGCAACAGGCATGGAACATGAGTCGGATCCTTTATCCGCAGTATCACACACGGCCACAATCGCATCGGGATCCTTATCGATAGGAAGCTCAAAATAATAATTAAGTTCTTTCTCCGGGAACAGCAAACCTTTAGCTTCAAAAGGCTGCTGCTGAAATTCTGACTCAAACTGTTCAGCGGAAAGCATCTCTCTCTGATCTCTGAAATACTTTGTAGTAAATACCCTCTCACCATCACGGATGTACTCAAAATTACTTTCATCTGTAATTGGATCCAGTGCTGGTATTTCTATGATCCTGCTTCTCTTACCCTGCTTCTGCATCTCTTCCTGAAGATGTCCTATGGGATCATACAGAGAATATCTGGTACCACAAATTACAATAGGTGTACCTTCAATCGCACGACCGATGATATCACCAGAAATTACTTCCCACTTATCATCCAATCTCTGTCTATTTTTCGCCTCCTCACGACCCTCTACGCAATCATCCAGGTACAGAAGGTTTGTTGCCTCTGAAAGACCTACCTGTCTCGCATCAATGGATCTGCACATAACCGTAGGGAATCGAGATCTGTGATTTAAGTTGAATACCTTTGTATCCGCATGTGTCTCCACCAGTTTGCAATCCGGGAAAATATCAAAATAATGATAGTCATTCGGCTGAACAATGTACTCCAGGCAGCCATTATAAAAGGACTTTACAAGGTCATCGCCGGTACCTTCCATAAGTGTGGATCTGTCAGGTCTTCTCCCACTAATCCAGTTCACATAATTGATGCCCATCTGCGATTTTCCGCATCGTTTAGGCATGGATATGGATAAGAAATCCAGTTTGCCATCTGCCACGTCCTGATATGCATCTGTATATCTCTTCAGATAATGTCTTCTCGGACGATAAAACTGTTTGTCTTTTGCTTTACCGTATTCAACGGCCTGTAGATAATCGTCAAAAAGCACCGGCGCACCCAGCAGCAGGGACTTGTACTCCATGTGATAAATTGTATCGGCAGCAGACACATTATCCTTATCGAGTGCGGAAGCGATACCATCACGCAGCCATCCTCTCATTTCTACATTCCACTTATATCTATCCGGATGATCCGTCTGTCTGCATAACGTAAACATATCCTCATAAATCACAGGATCCTCCGGATGTGCTAAAACCGCCTTTTTTATTTTTGCGTAGATTTTTTCAGCTTCCATTCAGCCATCACATCCTTTCCACAGTTAGGATCCTCACACTTCCATCCTGTTTCCTTACCGTGATACCACGCTCTTCTTCCACATTTCACACACGGTCTCGACACTCCTCTTTGCAGTTTTCTTAAACTCATATCTATTCCTCCAAAATAAAAAGGAGCCTGGTACCACAACCAGACTCCATTGAGTCATCTTACTCCTGTGAGTAAGAACAATATTCTAAACGGCAACCAAATACATTGCCACAGCAGCCACAATCCACAATAACAAAACAGCAGGCATAGCTGACACATTACATATATTAAGAACAGTAAGATCACGCACTCACCTTCTTTACTAAATTGTACCAGCTCCTGCGACTTATCTGCAACTCCTCACAGATCTCCGCTACCTTCCTACCACTGGCCTGCAGTTCTCGCACCTTCTCGGCAGGCACCTCTAATGGCTTCCTGCCCTCTCGGTATCCTTCCTTCTGACGTGCCACCGCTTTACCTTCCAGAGTTCTTTCTACGATCATATCCCTTTCAAACTCCGCAAAAGAAAACATAATGTTCCGAATCAGCTTTCCTGTAGGTGTATTGTCCATCACTCCCATATTAAGAATATGTACCGTCACACCCTTATCGAGAAGCATGTCTACAAGAGCAATTCCCTGTGATGCGGATCTGGATACTCTGTCCAGTTTTGTGGCCATGATCGTATCTCCAGCCTGCACCACCTCCAGGAGCTTCATAAACTCCGGTCTCTCCACCTTCGTACCTGTAAAGGCATCTGTGTATACATCAATAGCACCATGCTCTTTCAGTTTCTTCACCTGGTCCTCAAGGGAGTTACCATCTCTCTGCTGACCCGTGGTACTTACTCTTGCGTATCCGTAGATCATTACTCCACCTCATATCCACCATTGGGTAACTTCGTACTGTTGGGTACAATGACAATCCTGTAATCCATCATTTTAAGCATGTCATTCAGTTTATCAACACTCACATTCTTCTGTGTGAATCTTCCATTTAGTGCCTGTGCTGAAATGCCAAGTCTTTTTGCAAGGTCAATTGCTCTTATATCTTTCTTTTCCATGATCTCTTTGATAATGTCCATCGTCTTCATAACGCACCTCCTGTTGTAAAGATATCATTGTATTTTCAGGATGTCAAGATATATCTTTATCTTTTTTTATTTTTCGCGGTATTTTTCGACATCACCGAGCCACCTGGAACCGCGCATAATCTCCCCGCCGGCCCTATTGATCAAACACTGCAGCCGGTGGCAGCGCAGCGCCTGGAAACGTGGCAGCGGGTCGAATAGATCCGATCAAATCACAAATACGGATCAATACAATGAAGGATCCCTATCAAATGACGACCCGCCGCCGGTGCAAAAACTTGACAGTTTATGCACACCGGAAAATTATTCCCATTATAAAGAAATATCTTTATTTTACCTATTGACATAAAGATATTTCTTTATTATACTATGTATAAAGATATTCCTTTATTACACGTATTCAATTTGGAGGTAAACCATGAAGAAAACAATGCTTACTTACAAGACCCTTGACCGCTTCGAAGCTGAGTGCATCACGGAGAACTACACCGAAGCAGAGATTGAAGCGGTTGAACACGCTGCCTATGTTGCCAATATGAACACCTGCGCCCATCCCGAATGGACAGAAGCAGACATTTTCAACGATTTCATGCGGGTTCTTTCCATCCACAAAATCACCACAACCCCGAAAGCCATTGAAGAAAAGGAGAATGAAACCATGAACGAAGCTATTATTGAAACCATCAAGAAGGAAGTTGAAGCCAGCACGGAGCGCAGCGCATGGGGCAAGGGTGTTACAGCCTATGCTCTGGAACTGGTGGAAGGTCTGGAGGAAGCCATTAACAGCGGTTACTTTGACCTTGATGATCTGGAAGCCCCTAAACTGCTTGAAAGGGCTTTATTAAATGGTGCGAGCGATTGGAATCAATACAGTTGGGGCGGTTGCTCTCTGATCTACGATGAGGATATTGCCCGCCGCCTGTGCTGCCCTTCCGAACTCAAGAAAACCCGCAACGGTGAACGCAGACCCAATTCCCGCGAAGAATGGCTTGACACTCAGGCTCGTGCATTGTTCCAGGCTTGCAACCGTGTTGAAAAGGCTGTACGTGCTGCCCTGGCAGCATAACAGCCACCGCACCCCCACTTAATCACAACTATCAGAAATAGAGGTGTAAACATGATCAGATATACACAATTTGACGAAATGTTAAATAGACACATGCTCATTGCAGGCACAACAGGCAGCGGTAAAAGCGTTATCATAAATAATCTTATATATCATGCACTTTTTGACAGCCCACAAAATACAAGTCTTGTCTTGATTGATCCAAAACGCGTTGAATTAAATAAATATAAAGGCCTCCCGCATACCTGGATATATGCCAATGATACCGAAAGTATTTATAACGCTTTAAAAGCTGTTGAAATGGAAATGAACCGCCGTTATGAATACATGGAAAAAATAGGTGTAAACCTTTTCCCGGGTGGCAGGATCCTTGTATTTATCGATGAATACGCTGATTTGGTAAACAATGATAAAAAGCGTATCGAACCTGTTATACGTCGTTTGGGCCAATTGGCCCGCGCAAGTAAAATCTATGTGATACTTGCGACACAATACATTAACGGTATTATTGATACCCGCATACGTTGCAACTTTGTAAACCGTATCTGTTTGCATACCGCGACGGCCGGCGATAGTAAAAGAGTAATAGAAAAAGCCGGCGCGGAACTGCTGCCGCAATATGGTAAAATGATTTATAGCATACCTGGTGTATTCAAGATCGTTAACGTTCCAATGATAACAGACGATCAAATAACGGAAATGTTAACATATTGGATCCCTCCCAAAGTTAAAAAGCCGTCTATCCTGGATAGAATAAAGCGCATGTTTTAATACATGCGCTTTTATTATGCCCAAAATATAGAACGCTCAAAATGCCCGTATTTCGAATTTTTATATCGTAGGTGAGTTACACTATACCTAATGTGTAAAAATCGATTTTAGACGGCATTTTGAGCGTTATATAATATAATTTGTTTATTGTGATCCGATATAGATTTTATGACTTTCGGATCTGGAGAAAAAGCAACACATCAACCTACCTTGTTGTGGGGTTTGGTCTATTTTCCGGATCGGTCTCTCGGTGGATCCGAAATCGGTAATGCCTTAAGGCCTTTCTGCGACTTTTTCAAAATTCTCGACTTTGCTTTCTTTCGAAATATCGATCTTATCTTTCTGCTCAATGGCAGCAGGCTCTTCCATCTCCAGATATTTCTGTTCAAGAGTTTTAGCATCCAGCCTTTCACCTAAAGGATTATTAGGGGTCATGACGACTTCCTGCTGATCCTTAAGGCCGTCATAGTTCTTCTGCCAGAAGATGCCGGTTACAGGATTCAGCTTTCCGTCTTCCATCATTCCTTCACGATATGAGGCACAAAAGTGCTGAACTTTTTTCATAAAGTCTACCACCACAGGACTCGTGTTTGGGTTATTCAGCCATGCCCATGCTGCACCTTTATCAATCCCTAAAGCAAAGTACATTGCCTGATTGCCTATCTTCATCTCATACTTATCACACATCTCCAGATAATGCCGAAACCGTTCACTCATGACCTCTACCATCTTCTCTGGGTCGTTCCTTGGGAGGTCCCCTACCGGAAAAATCTCCCTCTGGAACGCTATTCTTCTCGAATTATATTCAGCAGGCACTTGAGCCATAGCACCCTGGTAGATCGGACTATGTTCCCAAGGTCTATTGTCATCTGTTCTTTTCTTTCTTGGTTTCTTATCTTTCGAACCAACTGGTCTACCCATTCTAACTACCTCCAAAATTCTAACTAACAGGTCCCCTAATTTCCAAAAAGTGAGGCAAGTGAGGCAAAATCGATTTTTGCCATAACTTTCTCTATACACGCGCGTATAAGAGAAAGTTACCCGAATTTTCAGTTTTGACTCACTTTCCTCACTCATTTTTATCGTTTGTCGATAAATTTAGACCAATTTCATGCCAAAATAATACGTTGCATGTCCGGTTCCCTCTGCTTTATAGTCATAAAAGTCCGGGTGCTTATCCATCTCCGCAGTAAATTTTCTGATACTCATTGTCAAAAATCCGTTACTTCTTGACCAGATCTTGTACTGATCATACGCAGTTTTCACTCTAACTTTTTCATCTGTATCGTACTCACAATTCTCTTCCAGGAACTGTAAAACGACATCATTATCCCTCTCATACTTCTTCACGGGAGCTTTCATAGACTCCGGTAATTCGAGTCCGTACCGGAGATATTTTAAGTATCCAGCGAGCAGCCAAGAGAAGATTCCCTGCATGTTTTTCGGATCCTCCAGCTCTGCTTTCAGATTCTTATCCTGTTCTGCTTCTGTGAAATGTCTGTTAAACTCGATAAGCCGTAAACGGTTTGAAGCGAACAGTGATTTATCTCTTACGGCAGGTAAGTCGTTACAGGAAAGCCAGAGAGTAAACTGTGGCACAAAGGTGATAGGTGCCTGGTAGAGTTCTCTTGCGGTGATCGACTCACCACCTGTGTATTGTTTTATAGCGGACTCATCTAATTTACCTGCATCATCTGACTCTGCCATTGTGACAAATCTCTTTGCCTTAAGTGATGCCAGTACGGGGTTGGCTGATTCTGCTCCTCCCTTATTGCCTTTACAGATAAGGTTTACAGGTGCTGCAGTGGAGTAGTCTCCCAGCATGTACTCGATTGTGTTGAGCAGAGTGGACTTGCCGTTTCTGGTGGACTTGCCGTGTAAGATGAACATGCATTCCTCTTTACTGGTGCCGAGGATACTGTAACCTAAAGCTCTCTGTAAGTATTCTGCTTTATCCAGGTCCCCTTGTGTGACTTCTCCGATGAAGGTTTCCCAACGTGGACAACTTATGTCCTCGAACTTCATTGTCCCCTCAAACCTTGTCTGGAGGGTGATAAAGTCTGTCCAGGAATGTTCTCTGAATGTCATTTCTTTCAGATCGAATGTGCCATTTGTGCAGTTAATGAGATAGGGATCCGAGTCGAAAGTCTCTGCCGTGATTCTCATTGAGTCGGCTGCATCTTTCATGATTCTGTCACGGAATCTTCTGTCACCCATCTTTGTCACAAAAGACATGTACTTCTTTCTGATATCCTCATCTACGATCTCCCCGCAGTAGAGGGAAAGGATCCTGACGAATTCTTTTATCTTTGCAGAGATAAGTAGTGAGCCTACGTCTTTTTGCCAACGGCCTCCCTCATATGTGTACCATGATTTTCTCTCTGGGCAGAAGCGTGTATCATGCTCATAAAGCTCTGAAAAGAGGTCGGCCATGCCTGCCTCATCCCAAGAGTAGCCGGTGCTGTCATCCTGCCATGCTCGCTCCGGTCTGATGTTATAGAGCTTCTGCATTATGTCTGATATACGGTTATCCAGGATGTACCTGCCAGAGGAGAGTTTAAATAAATCTTCTTCGTTATACGTCATTTGTTACCTCTCAAGAATTCTCTGGTTTTCTGATCCCCTAAAAGGGAGTGAGATATTTCTCTGTGACTCGATGTACGGACCGTCTACTATGACATCTACATCTCGCAGATAATACAGTTGATTCTCATCGAGAGTATAACCCGTATACAACCATATCTCTTTGTCAGGATATGTATCTTTAATCCTATGAATGAGATGCATAACGGTATCAATGTTAGGTACGGCGAGAGGCTCACCTCCGAGGATGGTTACACGATCCACATACCAATGGTTCATATGCTCAAACCATTCGTCTTCTACTTCCTGTGTCCAAGGCTCACCACCTTCAAAATCCCATGTCTCCGGGTTGTGGCATCCGGGACAGTGAATCGGACATCCCTGTACGAAAAGAGATGTACCGATACCTTTTCCATTTTCGATCTCGATCTTCTTAATCTTTGCGTATCTCATTTATTCCTCCGGGTGTTCCAGTTTATAGATCGTTTCGTGTAAAGACTTAACGGTACACTCAAGTTCTTTCATGCGTTGTTCACGTCCCCATTTATTATCTTCTACAATACGGATACGTTCTGTTGCGGTAGCACAATCACGAACAAGAGATCTGTATTCCGCAAGGGTGATAGTTACCATGATGTCATTCTCACACTGATAGTTATCCATATTTGTGCAATATGAATCGAGTTTAATGCCTAAAAGGCTCTTTTCTACTTCCATTGTTTATTCCTCCATAAAAGGTTTCAGCATCTCATTCATACCATTAGTAAAAGTTTCAGGATCCGTCACATTACCGACTTTGAATCCCTCACCGTCAATGACTACAAATAGTCCCTGTGACTTTCTTCCGGGAATATCATCCACACTGATGCCTACACCACTTTCTGAATTGATCCATCTCATAGTCCTGCCTCCTCATGATCCTTAAGTACAATGTCTACAGGCTTGTTGACATAATAAATGTCGATACCGATCTCCTCTTTGATCTGGTCTCTGAAATCCTCGATTGATGCATAGTTCTTAAATACCGCATCCACCTTTTCTGTGAAATCATCGAGGTACCGGTTAAGTCTCAAAGTTCCCCATCCGAATTTGTCGTGAAGGGTAAGAACAGATGCACATTTGATTGCACCTACCAAAACCAGTTTCACATGGTCAAACCAATCATCCAGGTATGCCTGCTCTAATCCGATCGGATGTTTTGTGATATTACGGTATCGGATCTCCTCTCGGAGACCCTCTACACCTTTCTCTTCTGCGATCTTTAATGCATACGCAAGTCCGTCTCTACGGGCCTGCTCATACTTATCAACCTTTGCCATAGGAGCCTCCTACATACCGAGCTTTTCTGCAATAACATGTAAGTGATTAATGGTTCGCAGCAGAGTGTTTTTGGAGACAATTGCAGCATCCAACATACAACTAATTTCCATCTTATCCGCACACGGAGTATTGTCAGATCGGAATAAGAAATGGTCGATCTTGTAGCAGATATCGGAAAGATCATTTGACATCTCAAGAATCTCATTGATGGACTCACTCATTGTTGCGATAGGTGGTTTAATCTGACAGTTACCGGAAGGTGCTACAGGTTCACAGGTTGCATTCATTTCTCCATACATTTCACATACCTCACTTTTCATATTCATCTAAAATTTCCCACTCGTCATCCGAATCATTATCGGAGACTAATACTAATGCCACTACAATAAGTGACATTAGTATCCACAGAAGAATCAATAATCCTATAAGAATCATTTAGACCTCCTTACCTTCTGTCCGCACATCGGACAGTATCTCCATGCATCATCCAACCGCATCCGACACAGGCAGCATTTTCTGCTTCGGATCACGATGGGACTCTTACCGATAAATGTCTTATCGATGGCATCCTTTGCGATCTGATATGTCTTCCGCAGTGATGGAGATATCTCATATCGATGCATGATCTCCAGGTCATGCTTCGCTTTCTCATAATCATTCATCGTCTGTACCTCGTCACACTTTCCACAATGGTACGCAGTTCTCTTTCAGGAAGAGGATCCTCACACGCTTCTGTATTCGCTCTTCTTAATTCCTCCAGAATGTTCATGGGACTATATCCCATCGTATGTAATCCACCGGCAAGGGATGTCAGACCTAAATTACGGAATCCTTTACCGAGAGGAGGGTAGTTCGGAGCTACGGGAATTTTGCCTTTTTGAGGCTTTCCGAACGTAGGACTATAAAGTCTGTCTGTATTACCGTTTCCTCCGTCTACGGTGCCATTTTCGCAGTTTGAGAAGTATGTCTGTACGACATAATCGATGGCTTCCTGGTTCTCTACCATGTCTTTGAAGATCAGCACGTTTCCGGTGGTGATAAAGAATCGTTTTGACTTATAAATCTCCACCCCAGATCCGTTGTTCTTACCTTCAAAAGGCAGGTCCCCTTTGAGAAAAATGTGTACTCCTCTACCGGATTTTGACTTCTCTGTATAACTCTGACACCTGTTCATGATATCGGCACAAAGCGGTGTAAGTAAGCCATCTTCGAATCCACAATCTATGTCAATTCCCACGATGCCGTTATCGGCAAATACGAAACCGATATACTCATAATGGCCAGCACTTACCGCCCATTCTGCCTGCTCAAAAAATGACCATGTGGAAGGATTAGTGGAGGAGGCTCCACCAGGCTCAAAAGCCTTTAGAGGAGCCTTGGATGTTGACGAAGCACATACCCACTGATCAAGATCTTTTAATTCTTGCGGAATATGTTCGTACATTTAAACCTCCTTACTTCACATGGTATAAGTCATTTTTGACCCGTTCTGCCAAATCCTGTCCATCGAGGTTTTCAAAACCACAGCCTGCGATCGTATCATGTAAGAGCTTTAATCTCTTACTGTCTTCTTCGATACTTATGGATTTTATATACTCTGCAATGAGTTTCACATCCTGTATTGTCCAATGGGCAATACGATTACCGAAAAGTCTTTTTCCTATAGCATTTACGGTGGCAGGTGCTATACCAAGCTCATATGCGATTTCCGCATTCGTGTATATCCATTCGCCTTTTGTGTTGATCATGTACTATACCTCCGTAATCAGCCATGCATTCGGTAACGTGTGGATCCATTTAGTGAATTCCTTTTTCCACTCGTCCTGCTTATGATTTTTTCGTGCATGATACATATTCCGTAATACCTGGTAGTTTACAGACATTGTGCGTGTCTGGTTGTAGGATGAAGGAAGCATCTGAATCATCTGCCACCAATCATCCTTGCTGCCTGTCTCCAGATATTTCTCTCTCGCTCTGTTAAGAGCCTCGGTGTAATAATTGAAGGTGATCATGTTTGCATGTGACAGATGCTCTGTGGAGAAATCACCTTCCGTAAAAGGTTTGGATGCGATCTTATGCATCGTACTGGTACCATTTGATACCGTGCCTACCTTGTAGGTATCCCATTCCTTAAGGAAGTACATAGGAGCCGTGATATCAAATGTGACGGTGATGAAACGAAGGAATTTAGAGTGGTCTGTGCCACCTCTTACGAGACTCATCATCAGCTTTCTATCTGCTGGTCCGATCTTTTCACCGTAGGAGTCTGACTTATCCCATGAGTCGTATGGATTTCTCATTCCTCTGACCGCTGCCTCCCATCCGAAGGTCTGCACTTTACTTATCTTTATCACGATATGCCATCCTCCTAACCTTCATGTATTCCACATACTCTATACCTTGTAGCTCTGCTGCTCGGTGCATTGCTTTATCTTTGTTCTTAAACGGTCCCTCTACAACGGTGTAACCAATGAGATCTACTACGTTGTAATGCCGTCCACCCTTCTCTTTTGTGATGTCGTATCGTAATACATACCGATCGACGATCTTGTTTAACTGTTCAAGAAGGGCATTAATATCAACAACACTGATCTGCTCACACCATTCGGACTTAAAGAACCGCATAAGCTCTTCATGATTGACATATTTCTTATCAGCTCTGGATGTGCAACCGATGAATATATCTCGATAGTCCTCAAGCGCACGGATTACGATTGCATTGGCAAGATCTTCATATGCCTTATCGATTCCAATAACCTCTGCCATTAGATGTCTCCTTCTGCTCTGTGAAGTGATTTCTCCACCTCAAATCCTTCCGGGTATCTTGCTTTCAGTTTTTCGATATTCTCCTCACATACATCTGCGAGATCCCATTCCATTCCTGTACAGAATTCAGCGACAAACCACATGAGATCTCCCACTTCCTTCTTAATGTGAGCTACATCAAGAGGATGTCCCTGGTATACTTTCTGGAACAGAGAATGGATTTCACCGATCTCACCAACCATTCCATGAAGGGAATGCATTGCGAGTTCATGTTCATTGAGATCCTGATTGATAGTACGTGCTGCAAGTTTCTGATATTCATTAATGTTCATCTGTCTTCTCCTTCAATTCCTTGTACTTGTCGAGGTACCAGGCAGCCTTATCCATGTCCTGCTGACCATTCTTATACATGGCCCGTCTTCTGTACTTCCATGCATTTAAGAGGCAGAAAGCCATTACATATTTAGGTCCGAAGACCAGTTCCATCTCATCGATGCACTCCATATTTCCACCCTCACAATAGTGAGAAGGTTTAGATACAGGATCGTATTCGTCTTCTTCATCTATTACGATGTTGACCATGCCGTCTGTAATGACGTAACCATCGAGAAAAAAACCCTTTTTGAGTTTATGGTAGTTTTCCTTTGTTACTGTATGAGTAGTACCGCAATACTTTTTCATAGTATCTGTGAAAACATCCTCATCGGGAATAGTGATAGCATCGCAGAAGCTAACTCCGTACTCCTCGACCATGTCATCCCACTCACGGATGCGTACTTTATCTCCAATAATCATGTCGTACTCCTTTCTTTGTGCGGGGAGGATGCCAATGGGGACAGACACCCTCCCCTCTTATGGGGTAAATGGCAATTAACCTAAAATGGATGCCAGATCCATGTTGGGTTTCTCAACAGTACCGAAACCGCTTGCCGGTCTCTTATCACCGAGATGTGCGAAGGTGAGCATTCTGCCGTCCTTCTTACTCTCGACCTGGTCGTGATATACATCCGCTTCGATGTACTTGCCTACCAGTTCTGACTCATCGATTTCCGTCAGAGTGTAGTCATTCATGGCGGTTTTTGCGAAGAAACTAAACGCATTCATCGCACCCTCATTGGGTTTGCCGTTGGATCCGAGAAGAGAAAATCTTTCTGTATGAGATCTGTTTGTTTCTGTCTTCATCTTGATCTCCATCTTTCCGAAAGCCTCTTTGTACTCAACGCTCTCGATTCTGAAAACATAAGTTCCTTCGGGAATTAACTGAAATCCTTCTGTTAATGGAATACGTGCCATTATTTTGTCCTCCTTATATAAATGCTTCCGTTTCGCATTTTGATTAAAATAGGGTAATTGAGTTGTCTTGATGCATTACAGATCGCTCTGTAATAATCATTACTGTTGTTATATGGGCAATCGAGAACCTTATACCAGGTGTCGTGTTGCATGGTCGTTATGGTTCTTTCAAGCTCTCTTGCAAGTTCATAATAATGTCTTCCGTTGTAATGTTTTCTGTCCGGAAGATCCTCAACAGGTTTTAAAATCATTTATTCTCCTTCGGAGCGAATCGATAAGACTCACTCTCTGTCAGATACTTCTCATAGATTCCGTCTTCTTTGAGCAGATCCTCGTTTACCTTTTTGGTAACAGATTTACTCATGATCCATGTGTACTTCTGTCCGGGAATTTCTACCTGTTTATCACCTTCTCTGAATTGCTCTTTTGCAATCTGTTTAAGCATGTCGGTGACCTTCTTATACCGTTTCTCCGCATCGGCTGCCTGCGCCTTAATACCATCTATTTCGGCTTTTAACTCTTCAGCCTCACGTACTAACGCATCGACCTCTGTCTGCGGATTTACGGTGTTTTTTCGAAGTTCTGCGAGGATCTCTGCATCACGCTTCTCATCGTATTCTGGAGAGATACCGGTCAGTACATGTTCCTCCCACCAATGTCTTACCAGAGCGATGATTTCCTTCATCTGCGGATATCTTTCAGAAACTTTAAAGTTTCGTTCGAAAGTATTCTGTTCTGTTACGATGAACTTTTCGGGATGTTCGTAGTCCTCATCTGTGAGTACTGTGCAGACCATGATGACATCATCTACGTCCAACAGGTATGCATAAAGTGCAGCCTGCATTGCGTAGTATTCGGGGATGTCTTCTGCCCAATCCTCGATACGTTTGGTAGTCTTCATCTCCAGAACAGTAGTAGGTTTTCCGTCCTTATCGGTGAAGAGGTAATCCCACATTCCGCCATATATGGGATCCTCCGGAAAGAAGTCTCCCCATGTCTTCCGGAAGTAGTCTTTTCCGTACTTATCAGTAGGAGTGAGGAAGCTCTTCCAAAAGTATTTATCCTTCATGTACTCTGCCTGTTTAGGCTCGATGGTCTTACCAGCAATGGTGTAGATCGTATCCTCAAAAGGCTTCTCATAGGTACGTGTGATAGCACACCATGCCTCAAACGGGGAGGACCACTTATTCAGATCCATTACTGCAGCAAGACGGGTACCGGTAACCTTTTTCGGCTTCTTGGGAGCCGGTACTGTGATTGTGTTATCGTCATTCCATTTAAGCATTGATCATACCTCTGATATTCTCGATGAGTTCTGCACAAGCGTTTGCCTTAATGGTAGTAAAACCATTGGTCTTGAGTGCGATGTTCTGAATCAGTTCCTCCTGGGTAGGATCCTTTTTCAGAAGTTCCTTACAGATGTCTTTCAGTTCACGAATCTGATCGGGAGTAGCATCCTCATTTACCACAACTTCTTTGGCGATTTCTTTTCGCTCTTCTGCGGTTTTAGGTTTACTCTGCTTCTTCTCTTTCTTGGGAGCAGGCTTCTCTTCTTTTCCGATAAGCTCACCATCGATATCATCATGCTCTACGATGTCAAGGACCATCATCCACAGATATCTACGAAGATAAGTGATAGAAGATCCGAGTGCCTGAAGTTCGTTTGTTACCTGCTTACCGGCATTGCTGATGATAGGTGCGATTTCTCTGTACGGAGCGGTAAATGTAATACCTTCACCATCATCCTCGGAGTCAAATACCGTCATGCTTGCTACACCCTCTTTGTCATCGAAGTTGGTTACCGTTACCAGACCAAGTTCTGCGAAGATGGGAAGTGCGATCGGTACGATGTCCGAGAGTTCAAAGTACATAAACTGCATGTTCATGTTCTTACCTGTTTTCTTTGCGTTCGCCTCAAGGAATTTGAGACGAGCCTGTGCGAGTTTACTTCTTACAGCCATTGCTTATTCCTCCAATATCTTCAATATTGTTTTCTTGTAACTATTCAGTTTTCTCTTATTCACTCGGGGAGGCTCTACTCCCAGGAATGCATTGATTTGTTCTTTGGCAAGAGCTACATACCAATCCTTATCCACCACATCTATCGTCAGTTCGTTAGAATTATCGATGATGCAATGTTCAGGAAGTCCTCCTACCTTTGCCACTCTTCCCGTCTCACCGTGTACTTTGTACAAGGTTCCGTAACGAGGATCCTTTGTCGCATATACACGGTTTACCTTTTGGGTTTTTACCTTTGTGGTAGATACAACCTTGTGCAGACCAAGTTCTTCATTTACCGTCTCAACTTCAAACATCTCCTGATATGCGGCCTTATATTTTGATGAGGCTTTTGATATTACCTGGAAGTCGAAGATTTCATCGCATCCGAAGATCGTCTCTTCTGGAGGAGTATCATTTACGAAGTACTCTGCTACCGCTCTTGCCACCACATTGGCATTGTTGTTGATCTTAAAGGCACCTGCTTCGGAGATACCTCTTACAAGCATTCCACCTTTTAATTTGGCTTTTCCGTCTTCGGCTACTTCTACATAATTGTTTACGTTAGCCTGGACTATCTTTTTAATTTTGTCTTCTTCAAGTTCGAATCCCGTACGTTCCTGCCACTCATTTACAATGTCTGTAACGATTTGGTAATAATCCTCGTCAAAACTGATCATGATACCATCCGTGTTACACTGGATGATAGTTATGGTCGGTACATCTTTCAGCAAATGAAATGCCAACTCCAAAAGAAACAACTGACCCGTTATGCATACTGATCGGCACATCAGAGGATCATATAAATCGTTGTACGCTATGTACTTTCCGTCTTTATATTGACCGTTACCCATGCATCCGTATGTAGTATTCAGTACCAGTTTTAGAGCCAGGTTTGTAGCCTTGTCACCGGCTTTCTTCGCTCTTACTCGATCCTCCAAAGTCTGTATGAATATCTCCGGATCGGTGATCGCTCTGGAGCAGAATCCGTACTTCTTGTCATAATCAAGAGGCAGTGTCATCAGATGAGGGTTCAATAGTAGGAAGCCACATCATAATTTCGGATGATTCTTTTTCCCACCTATTACCACCACCTTTCTCTGTTCTCTTTCTGACAGTTTCTGTTCAAGTAAATTTTGATGTCTCCAATTGTTTGCAGTATTTCTACTCAACCCTGTCCTTTTACAATAGTCATAGAGTCTAACTGGTTTCTCATGTCCTATGACAACATATAAAGTATCTCTACGATTGATCGTCTGTTCGTGATGATCGACCCATCTACAGTTAGAAGGTTCATAATTACCGTTGACATCAATTCGATCAAGTTCCAAGGAATATTTATATCCGTTTGAAATCGACCAAGATTTAAATTCTTCATATGAATGCCATTGTTTACATATCGAAATACCCCTTGCTCCATAATTTTCGTAGGAAGGATGATTCGAATTCAGGCATCTGCATTTCATAGATTTCCAAATGCTATATAATCTTGTACCCGTGTCACCATGTGTATATCTCATTAGCCTTCCTCCTCTACATAATGCGGAATTGCAGCATGTAATCCCCCAAATGCGATGATTCCGGGACAGCCACCGATATCGATATCCATTTTCCTTGAAAACAGGTCATCTCTATCGATTGACGGATCCTTCATCTGATCGAAGAAGTCAAATACTTCTTGCGGAATATATTCCTTTTTTAACTTGTCAGGATAGTGATATTCACGCTCATCCGTCCACATGACATCGGGTTTCTTCGCATCCAGATATACGGATGTGAGCTTGGCATTCGTCCACTTAAGACTCTGTCTCGGAGAATATCCTTTCTTTTCCCCAAGGACAATTTTGTTTTTTAAATAGTTCTGTCGGAGTTTGTACAAAATCTTCGTAGCAAACACATCGTGCTTACAGTATTTGATGACTTCTTCCAGTTCCTCTTCCGTAAGTTTCCTTCCGATGTTGAAGTCCACATCAGACTCTTTGATGTCCATTCCGTAGTGCGCTTCGAAAGACTTTAACGAAGTACCGATCTGAACATCATCCATGAGATCGAAGGAATCAAATCTGATGTTTGTTCCCCTGAACAGAGGCAGGTCCCATCCCTCGATTCCATCGGCAATGATCCAATCATTGACCTGTTTAATGGTCTCCGGTGAGCTTCCTATCAGAACGGCTTTCAGTATGTGGTTGTCATAATGCTTGTTATTAAAGCCTCCGAGGAGCGGATCCTGTTTCATGTAGTTGAGTAGACCTTCGTTGTCGTTGTGAAACACTGCGTAGGTGTCTTCCTCTACTCGGCTGCCAACAAAGACCCAATCCTTATCGAAGACTTCAAAGTCGCAAATTATTACGTTATCCATCGATCTCACACCCCAGCTTTCTGTAGGTAGTGCATCGCTTTTTGAATGCCTTTACTGTATTAGTCATAGGATCCACATAGTCATAGGCGATGGGATCCTCTTTTCCTTCACAGGTTCTTGCTATACGACCAATGCTCTGCGTAACGATCGCATAGTCTTTTTGAGGAGTCGTAAGATATAGCCGGTCAAGTCTCGGTATATCGAGACCCTCTTTTGCAAGTGAGTACGTTGCGAATAGGTATCTCTTCTTTCCACTTCTCATATCCTCCAAAGCGTATTCACGC